ACTACATAAATTTCTTTGATGTCAGATAATTTGATTCCACCATACACCTGCGCTTCGGAATAGCCTTCTCTCTGTAAACCGCCATGACTCATAGATAAATCATGTCTAATTCCTGCGAAAGTCATGCTTTCGGTTGTATGTTTTTCTGACAGCGGACGGGCTAAGGCATATCCATCTAGCGAGTCAGGGATTGTGTAGGAGGTTCTCTCGCGAACTCCATCCTTTAGCACAACACGGACTTCACCATATTGGCTTACACTCGTATTGGCTATATTCCATCTGTCTCGGTTATAGCCTGAAGTATTAGGAGTAGTTCCATCGACTTGTACTGCTAGGAATCCATAGATAGGGCGCTCGCTCGCCCCTGTATCTTGAGGGACGCCAAGGAAAGCCAACTCACGGGTACGGCGAAGATACGGCTTGTAGGCACCATTACTCTCTCGAGTTTCATATTGTGTCTTGAATCGACCATCCGCAATAACTTTCATAAAGTCATCGCTTTCGATGGCTACTACTGGAAATGCTTTTTCAAGATTTGCCGCAACTGTTTTTTGTGTTTTTTCGTAGTTCTTGAAATAACTCGTCATCCTCGCTTTTGATTCATCATTATCGATGTATGGTGTCATGGCTTTCATCATTTCGTAACGAACTCTTTCATTCGTGTTTGTTACATAAATTTCTGTTCGCATAGTCATAGCATCAACAAAATAATCACCATTTCGTCCTGTCAATCCCATGTCTTTAGCGATTTTTTGGTAATGGCTCTTTACATCGCGCTCATCTGCTCCGATGTACCCTTTTTGGATTTCTGTTAGTTGTGCCTCTAATTCTTTTGGCAATCCGCCAAAACCCTTTTCTTCAATTTCATTTCTGACTCTATCAATCGCAAAAGTCATAAAAGGCTTGTCCATTGAATTATTGGCATCTTTTTCAATTTCTTTTTCGTAAATGCCCGCACCTACTTTTTCATAACCTTCAGGAACGGGTTGTCCATCATAAAGATAAATTCGGTCTTTGACTTTTCGTGTGACAACAGGTTGGTTGTATTCATTTATTTTTGCTTGCTGAAGAATTCCAGCATCTCGAAGTCCTTGGAATCCCTCATCGTAATTGGTCAATTCGTGAGGTAATCCTGACGAAGCCCATCGTCCATGGGTCTTTTGGTCGTGCTGACCTGTCAGGTGTTTGAATACTGGTTTTAGCCCCGGCTCAAAATGAATCGTTATCGTCATTATTCAGCCCCCGGTGGAAGAATCACCATGGTACAACGGCAATGAGGATGAACAATAGGAGCCTCAAGACCGATTGAGAAGATTCCATTCCATGCCACTATCTCGCCATCAAGAGGCGCACAAATTTCACAAGTTCTTTCATCAAGAGCGGTGACCCACATCTTTTGAGAAGCGGGGTCTACGATTCCAGCCTTATCCGCTTGCTTCCATCCTTCGTAGCGTCCCTCATTCTGAGCAATCTGAATTTCGGTTCGAGCAATCATGGTTGCGCGAGCGCTCTTCAATCTATCGGCATAAGTAGCGGCGGCGGTTTGAGCCTTTTGTCTAGCAACTGATTCTTTGAATCCTTCTCGGACTAAACGATTCAATTGTGTTTTCTCAAACTTGACTACGGCATCTGCCCAACGAGGATGAAGCCCTACAACATTCTTGATTCTTCTTGCTGTTGCTCGATAATCTAATTGCTCATTGAAAGCATCGGTGATAATTTTACGGATAGCAACTCGAGTCAATTCATCAATGCTTGTGACTAATTGACCAGCGCGAGTAGCGGCGAACTTGAGCGAATTCGGATTAGTCTTATTGAAGGAGATTGAGATTTCTCCCTTTATTGGGTCAGGTTGCGCCCATCTTGGGATATTGGTGAAATCCATATTCGCCATCGGAACCTTGTTAGAAATCTCAACTTTGCCCGGGCGAAATGACGGCAAAGATAATTTAGGTGCGAGTCTGCGAATCTGTCGGATAGCCTCTTGACCGCCAAGGTCAATTGAATCCAAAAGTGAAGCGCGAATCTTCTCTCCGTTATCACGGATACTGATTGAAGCCAAAAGACGATTCAAAGTGTCAGGGTCTAAGCGCTCAAGAATCTTGGCTAACTCTTCAACTTTGATTCTGTCCGTTGCTCCACGGATAGAACGATAAAGAACGCGAGCGAGCGCTTGCTCTTCCGCGGTTAGCGGTATTCGCCTAGGTTCGTTCGCCTTTCGAAAATGAAATGGCATTGCCTAATCCAAATCGCCGTCTAACGGTTCCGTTCCCTCGGCTATCTCAAGTTCACCCGGTTCGAATTCTGTGGGCGCTGGTACACCTGCCCCTTCTTGTCCGGGCATTGGAGGCATACCGTAGTTCTGTCCATCATGTTCGGCAGGTGGCAGACCAGCCAACTCGCGGAGATAATCTTCCAACTTAGGGTCAGGCATTAGTACACCAGCCTGAGCCAACTTAGTTACGAAGTCTGAAATCTCGGTTAGGTCAATATGAGCAACTTCGCCATAAGTTAGATATGGGGCGCGAGATACATCCATGCCATTCAACTTGAGCAAGCGTGGAATCGCATATTGATTCATAACCTCAGCGATATTTTTAGCAATTGAATCAACTGCCATTGACCACAAATCCATTTTTGAAGCGCCGAGAGCATAGGAGCCAACTCGGTCAGAACCAAGAAGAATGAAGTCTGAAAGAATCGACATTGACATTCTTTGGTCGTAGCGCTGAATAATCTTGTCTGTATCAAATTAACGGCTACCACCGGATGAGAGCAACTGAAGGTCGAACATCTTGTGTCCAGCGTCGTCATACATAGTAGGCATGACAATGCCCTCTTGCTCATTGCGCTTGATAGAGGTAACAATGTCTTTGATTGTGTTTAGAACTGAAACTTGGTCGCTCGTAGCCGCGGAAGATAGATACTCCGGTGGCAGATAAGCGATAGGTAGACCAGCCAAATCTCTTTCAATACCGACTGCTTCGATTTCTTCAATACGGCGCTTGAAGAACCATGGGCGATAAGCATTACGAAGAATTGAACGACCTTCAGGATTATTCTTTGCGGTTGTTGTACGGAACAACAAAGCCTTCTCGATTGGAATTGTGTAGGTGCCACCTGTTGATGGGTCTACTTGAAGCATGGCTTGGATTCCGCCATCTTCATCCAATTCCCAACGGAACAAAGTCTCTTGAGCGCGAATTGGCATCTTACGCCAACCGATTTTTCCATCATCATGCTTAGAGCGTGTTTGTGGATTCTTGGTATCACCATTGCGTTTCTTGTAGACGATTTCGTGATACGAGAAACCGAATACCAACATTGAAAGAATCTGCGAAAGTGTTTGGTCCCATGAATCGCTCATGTCATGTAGACATGAATCTATGAACGCGGCGGCTTCTTTATCTTCATCAGTAATATCGCCATCCGCAGAATTATCTGAATATGGGTCTACTCGCCATTCAAGACGAGTGATAACTTTTTCAATCGCATACAACATCGAGCCGATGGTCGGGTCATTGTCCGCCATCTCTCGGAAAGTTTTGAATCCACGGATACCGCGGAGATTGGTAAGGAACTCTTCATAGACCGTTCCACCGGAACGGCGCAAACCAGTTGAACCGATTTCCTTGAGGTCAAACTTCTCTGCCATCTAAACCTCTACTCTTTGTGGGCTAATCCAACGACAACTTTTATCGCCTGTTCTTCGTTGAACCCTGCGTTCCGTAACTCCTCGAATAATTCGTGAGTCTGAACAGCAAAAGCCCGTAGCACAGACATGACTTCTCTACCTTCGGAGGTAAAGTCGTCATACACCATGCGATTATATCGCGAGGTGAATTTTGCCCTTTTTATTCTCCGTCTAAAACGAACTCCATTGAATTCAATCTTAGGGAACAAAGTTCTAGCGCCGCTTTCCGTGCTAAATCTTTGGTTCCTGCCGAAGCATAATGACGCTCTTCGAGTAATCCACCCATAGAATCAAAACAGCGATAATTGATTTTGAATGGTAATTCAAATTCAGTTTGCGTCAAATGAATTTCGACATATTCCCTAGGAAGAACTTCCATGGATACGAATGGACGACCATCGGGGGACACGACTGCCTTTGCGTTAGGCAATTCGCTTACGAAAGAATCGCTCCAAGCCATATTCATCTCCCTTCAGAGATTTTCAACCCCAATAATACTATATCGGGGTTAGAAGGGAAATGATTCAGGAACCGTGGCTTCCTCTTTCCATGTAGGAGCGCTCCAAGGATTCTCTTCAACATCGCCCGAGGCTCCACGCTGAAGAATTGTTGCGCTGACCGTATGGCGCTTGAGGTCTACTCCGACATTGAAAGCGGTTAGAACCATGCGTCCGCGCTTCTCTCCGGTTTTCTTATCTTCCCAAGATTCCCAAACGGCGTTGCCTTGAACAATAA